TGGCGTATCTGGTCCATCATCTCTCGTCCCCGTCTCCGCTAATCTTGCCGCGTCTCGCTCGGTCTTGTAGCTTGTTGATGTTGTACTGGGCGACATGCTGTAGGTCGAAGCCTATGTCACGAGACAGTGCCGCACAATACCATAGCACGTCACCAATCTCTGCGGCAAGCTCCATCTTCTTCTGCTCAAACTGCTCGACATCATAGCCATCGCGGATGAACTTCTTTACCTTGTTGGCAATCTCGCCAGCTTCACCTGCTAGTCCCAATGCAGGGTAAGTCATCTTGTGCCTATCAGGATAGATGGCAGTCTTCACTGCTTCCTTCTGATAGTAGTTCATGCTCCACTGGTCCTTCATTGTGTCTCTCCAAAATTTACCTTTACGATGTTGTCCTCACGAGCAAGTACTTTGTCCGTAATACTCTGGGCTTCTTCACTGTCTACCTCGGCAGAGAACGCCTGTGCCATAGATACAAAGCTAAGACGAGCCATACCTGCATCCCACACCCTATCAAAGTCATTTTCCAAAAGCTCAATCATACCACTCAGAACCACCATACCTGCAGGAATCTCACCGTCAGAAAACTCGTCCTCATTCGTGGTGTCATAGGCTGTCATACCAAAGCTGTCTTCATCAGAGTTACTCAGTATGAGATAGAACTTGTCTTGAAGAAGACTCGCCTTTTCCATCTGCATTTCTAAATCGTCTATCTTATCTGTCATTCTTCAACCACTCCTCAGGTATGTATTTCTCTGCCCATATAAACCCGTGCTTATCAGCCCACGCAGCATAGGTGGTTTTGCTTCCCTTGTATATCTTGTTCTTTGCATTTAAGAACAGGAACCGTATGTCAAGGTCGGGGTATTGTTTCTTCACCAGTATCATCTTAACGCGGTCACCCTTATCCATGTAGCCTTTGGCCTCAACAAAGATGTCAGCTTCCAACAGGTGAAAGTCTGGTGTGTACACCCTAGGCTTCGGAACGTAGGGTAGTTTCTTCTGTTCATACTCGAAGGACACGCCTCTATCTGCTAGTGACCTAGCAACGTTAATCTCGAAGGCAGACCTATACTTGGTGTTTCTCATGTTATTTGCAGAGCGAACTCTGCCTTTACTGTTGCCAGACGTTGCATCAGAAACTGCTCTATCTTTGGTGTGTGCTTTTCTAGGTAGTTTAACTCGTCGTTTATACGTACTGTCGGAAGGCATACAAGTGAACCCATTCGCAGATGATGAAGTATGGTTTGGATTTCGGTGTCAATCTTGGGCTTGTCCCTAGCTTCTGTGTCAGCTATCAAGTAGCCCATAGGACTGTAGTTGTTTCTCAAGGTGAGAGGGAGGGAGTTCTCCAAGCCACGGACTTGCACCGTCGCAGGGTCTCCCCCTCTCTCCTCGTAGGTTTCAACATACACAACACGCATAGCCGGATTGAGTTGGGCTAGCTTCAAAGGGTATGTATCTGCATATAGAACAGGCATCAGAGTTGCCTATTCTTCAGTTTTGTGTACCACGCCATAGGTGGGAACTTCGCTTTCGATGTTACCTTAGGTGCGTACTCTGCGTTCTTCCAACACTCTTCTTTGAATGAACACCACGTACACGTCTTGGGCATCAGCTTGTTTCCGGTTTTGACAATCTCCCCTTTAAGCCTGTAGGTTTCGTCAGTAGGCGTGAAGGGTATGACTATATTATCGTCGTTGAGGATGCTATCCACGCGGCTCTCAGCGTCCTTTAAACAGGCTTCTCGTTCTTCTTTTTGGTCTTCGGGTGCCTCAACAAATGCCCACTCACCTGTGGACTTGTTAATTGCAATCCAACCACCGAACGGCTTGTTCTCAGACTCGGCATACAAGTGTCCCTGCATGACATAACCAAACGGGTCATCGTCCTTGATTGCATCGTACCCGCCGCGTCCCCCGAACTTATTATCGAAAGCCCACGGGCTGGCAGACTTGACATCCCACACCTTCTCCTCGCCATCATCCATAATCAAATCGAGAGTACCTTTAATCTTCTCGCCTGACAGATTGAGTTCGCAGGAACGCTGGGTATCCACAACATTTACACCTGCAGCTTTCATGGTGAAGATAGCAACAGCTTCCACCAAGTCCCCAATCAGGAAACGCACCACATCATTGTAGGCAACATCTTGCTTGTGACCCTTCTTCTCCATCTTCTGCTGACAGAGAGGACGACCGAGACCCGACATGCGGATACGATACCCATCTCTGCGTGACAGTTGCTTTCGAAGAGAGTCCTCGCAGTCTTTACCAAACTGTTTGATGAGGGACTCAAAGCGGGAAGAGTCAATCTCTCCCCGCCCTGCCTGTTGAAGGAAGTCCTGTATTTCTACAAGAGCTAGCATTAGCCGAACCGCTTAGACATATCGGCATCTGCATCGGACAAAGTAGCCTTAGTTGCAGAGGTGTAGTCGCCCATAATCTTTTCGTTGAAGCCCTTCACTGTACTTGTGAAGTCTTTGATTAGGGACTTGTCGCTGTCTGACATGCTCACTTCTTTTACGAAAGCTAACTTAGGAGTGAAGTAGGTGAGTGTACCTTTCTTCTGTTTCTCTGTAGTCAGTTCGATATAGGACTTCTGCATCAAGACTTTCTTCTTGCGTGTCAACTCTTGGTCGATGAAGTTACGCACAGGAATGAAGCCCGACTTCTTGAAGTAAGCTACGAAAGGCATACCCTCGATGACTGCCGCTGAACCATCTGCGTAAACACCATCCTTAACGTCGATGATACCATAGATGATTTGATTGCAGGTAACCGAACGGCTGAGTAGTACTCGTGGGTCATCGTCTGACAGGGTCTCTTCTTCCTGTTTAGCGAGTCTGCCGCACTTGTTGCCGCCTGTTGAATCAGGGAAGTCGCCTGAGATAGTCGGACGCTGGATGGAAGTGGCAGAGAACTTGGTGGTTTCTTCGTCCCATACCGACCAGTTGTATGTACGAAACAGGGGGCGAATAAACACCTTAGGTGCATACACATCTCCTGTGCCGTCATTGATGCGCCAGTCACCCTTGGGGATTGAATGACCATCATCCGAATCCTCGTGGTAGTTGATGCTCAGTTTAGGAAGCCCCTTGTTAGAACTGGCAGTTGTATCTGCCTGTCCCGTTGCCGCCATGATTGCAGCATCGTCGTTGAGTTCGATTGCGGCAAGGATGCCGTCTAGTTCAGTGTCGATAGTCGTAAGTTGTGTACCCATGGTTTATACCTCTCTTGGGTTAAAGTTTAACGTAAAAGGATTATACCTCATAAACAGGTTCTAAGTCAAGCCAATTCGTACCCATTTTTAATTCAATCCCTACAGGCATGTCGTAACTGATATCGTAACGACGTTCTGTTTCTTGTGGCAAGCAGAGCATAGCCGCCGCCATAGTCTCGATGCACATCTGCTCTTCGCCGGGATACACATCTATTACAATAGAATCGTGTACCGTATTACAGATGAGAGATTTCATAGACTTGTCTATCATATCTTGATGTAGTTTGACAAGAGCCATCGGCAGTAAATCTGCAGTGGCAAACCCCTGAACAGGGTAGTTACAGATGGCTGTACGGTTGGTAGCAGTACCCCACTCTGTCCACTTTGCGTCAGGAAAAGCATACATCCGACCTGACGGTAGAGTTATTTCTTTTTTTGTTACTGCATCTTTTTGTAGCACCTTGTGCCATTCTGTCACGCCTTTGTACTTATCTTTGAACGCACGATAGTATCTCTGCTGGTCATCGGTACCACTCACACCACCATACAATGGCTTGAATGTGTGTGCCTTCGCTTCTTGTCTGGTACATCCGATAACACTGGCAGTGTAGGTATGAACATCAGTGCCTATCTCCACGTCTGTTTTGATGGCATCATCTTGAGCGAGGAACCCTGCAACACGAAACTCTAGCTGTGCATAGTCACCTTCTAAGATGGAGCCACCCTCGAACCGACTTTCGATTGCCCGACGAATAGCGAACGTGGTACCTCGCGGCATGTTCTGGAAGTTGGGGTTACGGCTGGACAACCTACCTGTGGCTGTCACACACTGCATAAACTCTGTGTGGATGAAGCCATTGCCGTCCATGTTGTTCTCCATGCCATCTACAAAGGAACGCAGGTATGTTCGCAGGGCAGAGTATCGGATGTAGGACTGGGCAAACTCACGGGCATCACCACGTAAGGTCAATGACAAATCTTCTAGGGTTTCTTTATCTGTCTTGAACCCGCCTGATGCTGTGTCAAATGTGTCACGCGGTAATATCTTGAAGCCTGCAATCTCAGGGGTACGAGTGTACTTGACACCTTTACCGTCGCAGGTCTTGCAGATACGCACGGCTTTACCTATGGTGCCATCTTTCTTCAGGGGGTTGAACCTACCCTTACCAGAGCAGTCCGAACATTGGCTGCCCACAGTCTTGTACATCACGTCAGTCTCATTGAGTACATGACGATTGAACTCGGCACGAGACATACGACGACGCATCTTGGGCTTCTTTGTTGCGCCACGCATCTCGTGTCCTAGGTTGAATATGTCTGCCCACTTTCTTTTGTCTCGTACCTTACAAGAGTAGAGAATCATCGAGCGGTCATCGGGACTGTCGAGGTTTACAGGAGTGTCCCCCATCGAGTTCGCGGCAAGTATATTCAGCCGCCGCTCTAGGGTGAACAGTTCTTGTTCGTATTCATTGCGGATTTCAGTGAGTGTGTTCTTGTTAATCTTGATTCCGTTCTGCTCTATGTGAGCCAGAACATTGGTCATCTCAAGCGACAGAAGCAGTGTGGGCTTTAGGTTGGACATTATATAGTTCCTCAAATGTTGAACAGCCATAGGCTTTGAGTTGTGCAACAGCTACTTGTTCTGTAGCCATCACGTCTGCTATACCATACTCGTGAATGGTATGCCAAGGTATTTCGTGAAAGGTCTTACCTTCCTTGAAGTATGGTGTAATCAGGTCCTTCTCTTTCTGAACGCCGCCGTACTTCTCTGCAACAGCAGACAAAGACAAAGGCCAACGTCGTGCTTTCGATAGCACATACTCTGCAACCATCGTGTCATACACATGACCCTCATACTTGAAGTTGCACTCACGTACCCAAGACAAGTCGAACTTGATGTTGTGACCTACAACTACATCAGCAAGGTTTAAGGCATCTTGAAAGATGTTGAAGCCGTCAGTGCTGGGTGGCTCAGTGCTGTGGTCGAAGCAGAGATACTTCACCTTGTCCATGCCTAACCACTTGTAACCAACAGACACTAGGGTGTTGCCGAAGTAAGGCAATGGTGTAGACGAACCATTGGCTTTCTCTTTGTGTGTAGTTTCTACGTCAAACGTCAAGACTCTCATCGTGCATCACCTTTCTTATCTCAGCTATAAGCCACTGTGGTTTCTTAGTAAAGACTTCTTTTAGTTTCTGTTCGAAGTAGTCTAATTCCTGCTCCGGTGTTGGGGGTTTTTTAAATGGTTCTTTTAGTATGTAATTACATACAAAGTGTGTCAGGTCATGTTTGTGGTCATACCACGTTTGCTTACCTTTAACACGCCACTTGTTACTGGCTAGACTTACAATATACTTATCATTAACCAACACCAGCCCATGAGAATAATCACATATATGCAAACCGTGCTGTACTAAGCCAATCAGTTTTTTAAGACTGAAAGAGCTATTTTCATGGGGATTCTTGAGTTCGTAATTAGTTTTCTCATACTCTGTAGCTAACTTGCTTTCTTTGCGCTGTTTCTTTTTAAGAGCAGGTAAACACTCTTGCGTATATGTTTCTTGTTTATACAGTTCTAATAGCATCAGTAATATACCCCCGTGTGTACATCTATGTGACTGGTAAACATACCATGCCACCCATTCAGTTTGTTCTTTGAGATACAGATGTGTCGTGCTGTATTCTCTTCTTCTGAGGTGCCAGTCTTACCGATGCCAATGATGACATCCGCCTCACCTGCCTTACCAGTACGTGAACCATCCAACATGGAGTAGTCAATGAACTGGCGGTCATGTGCTTCGAAGCTGGCCTGACTAACTGACCACACAAGAAGTTTGTTACGCTTGGCAATCTCTCGTGCTGTCACGTATATCTCCTTGAGCTTCTCGTCGCCCCTGTTGAACTCACCGTCTACCCTGAACTTATCCAACTGGTCACAGAACATAACGTCGGGTTCGTTCAGCAAGGCATAATCATTAAGTTCTGACATGGATGTTCCCACCGAGTCCATAACTATGAGGTACGGTTCGATGTCCTCTGTGTATACCTTGGCAAGGCTATCACTCTGTTGCAGCATGTGTTCACGGGTCAAGCCAAAATAGCTCTGGATGATACGCATTTTAATTTTTTCTGCTGGTTCCTCGTTTGCCCAATACACCACCTTCTGCTTCTGCTTGATGTAACTAGACGCGATGAAAGCACAGAACGTGGTCTTGCCCACCTCAGGACGTGCAAAGATTATACCTAGGTTTCCCCTGTCCATACCTGCTAGGTTCTCAGCTAACAAGTCCCAGCTAAAAGGGAAGTCTGGTTCTCCTGTCTCTCCTTCGAGAAGCTCTGCAAAACCTTTGTCCATCTCACTGTAGGTAGTCTTGTCGGACATACGCCCATCCTCTACCATATCTATAAGCGTCTTCAGTTCTCCGAAGTGTTCTGATTCACCTGTGAATATAGCGATGGCCTTCTCGCCAATCTGTCTCGCCCTATCTCGTACCCAGAAGTTCTTGACGACATCCATCTCAAGAGACATATCAGGAGACACCCTCAGTGTTAGGGCATCTACTATGGCGTATAGTTCTGTCATGGCACTGGTAGGCATAGCAGGGTTTCTGTCATGCAAGAGAGCCGCCAACTGATTCGGGTGTATGTCAACGTCATATTCTTTGTGTCCGTATGTTATTGTGTCGAACACGGTGGCATCTCTGCCTGCGAACATCTCCTTGTCAAGGATGTTCTTCACTTGGTTATAGAACTCGTGGTTCAGTATAAACCCCAGCACCTGATGCTCAAGTGACGTACCTTGAGAGTGTGCGTTGTCTTGTGTCATTATCCATATCCTTTAAGTCTTGATTTAAAATCATCATCGTAGCGGGTACAACACCGCGTAACTTTCTTACAATTTCTAGTGCCTTTTGGGTAGCATCCTTATCGAGTGCTACATATACCATGTCGTATTTCTGAAGCACCTTCTTGTGTGTGTCAAGAAGGTTCGTCCCCAGCAGGGCTACCCCCGTGTAATAACCCGTAATACAACAAGCACTAGCGCAGTCTTCCACAAGAATTGCCACACGTCCACTGCCGCAAACGAAAGGACTACCTGACTTTCCATATCTCCACCACTTGGGCTTCTCGCCCGTTAAAGTTCTACCTGCGGCATCAACAACACGCCTACCATCTGTAATCAAATACACTATGCGATTCATCTTAAAATCAAACCGCAAGTCCACTCGACCTTCGAGGTACGCTTCGTACGCATTGACCCGCTTGAGGTAGGCAACTGCTTCTGGACTTCGTGATATCGGTACAAAAGTATCGGGCATCTCGAACGCATCTGAAGATGGGACGACCTCCTGTTTTCTCTTTGTTTTCAATAGCAAAGGATGCGTCGTTACATCTTTACTTAAACGAAAACCTGTTCGACCTGACGCTGTACAATCTGCATGAAAGCAATGATAGAGGCGTTGACCATTCTGTTCGCCAACGCTAAATGTATTCTTCTTTCCGCAGACAGGACAATCAACACGCATCCGACCATTCGGTTGCAGAGCCAAACCCATCACGTAATCTTTTATCCAGTGTGCCATGAGATACCTATATGACAAACACAAAACGCTGTCAACTTTATTTTTTGTCTTGACGAGTGCGGCTAACCATGCTATTAACCTTCTATACCCCGCTGGGTAATACCACATATAAAGGATATACTATTATGAATAAGAAGAATCCTATAGTAAAAGATTTACATAGTAGTAAATATCGTAGTAGAATAATACAAGACAAAAGACCCACGCTTAGAGATGAGCAATATGATTGGGTTGCTGAACTATACGAGGAACAAGATGCCCAGACCGAACAAGCTACCAGACAAGACGAAGACGTACAATCTTCTGATGACAGTTGAACAGTGGGACTTTCTACTGAAGGCCGCTACTGACAAACAAAGAACTGAGCTAGAACAAGTGAGTGTTGCTGACCTAATCAGGGAAGCAATCGACATATACATCCAAGTTATAGAAGCTGAAAGAGCGGAAGAAGAAAAGACATGAGCAAAAGAAATCCGAAACCTGTAGTAGAACAGAGAGAGTTCGACAAAGCATGGCAAGTACTAACGCCAGCTTCTTGTGTACGAATTGGACACACTGACAAAGAGCTTGTCAAAGAACATAAAGCTGTGGACTTACCTAGGTGGGTTTCTGTATTCGTGTCAAAAAATAAAAAAGAATGTGACAAATGGCTTGACACTAACAGAGAATACGTGGTAAAACTAATGACACTATACGAAGTCGCATAGCTTTTCTCCTTTCTATATGCACCGTATAGTGCCTTTCTGTTGTGGTTGACAGAAGAGCGGGGTTACCTTTCGGGGTGGCCCCGTTTCTTTTTGTTTGACACACCGGATAGTTTGCTGTATAGGTAATGAAACAGCAACCAACCGAAGGGAAATAAAATGTCAACAGGCAAGTACGAATGGAATGTCAGGGTCGCAAAGCAAGGCTACGACTTTGCTGAATTTATTGTAAGTGCAGACACTGCCAAAGAAGCAGAAGCACAGATAGACCCCAACAGTGTTAGTGACGAACATTGGAACGGTGACGGCTGGGAACATCCCGAACTATATATCTGTAGCTATTCTACTGAACGTATGGACAGCATCCATCCAGACCTTTATGTGAACCCTGATAACGCAGGCACTATGGAACTCACAGACTACGAGCATGGTTTCTTGATGGCTACTTCTCACTACCTACATGCACAGTTAGTGGATAAAGGCTGGGAAGGTGACGACTGGGTAGAAGTAGAGCTAGACGGCAAACACTACGATTTTAACTTCTGGCGTGAGGAAGACGATTCGGGGACAAGCTGTATTGCCTACGCTACAAAGATGGAAAAGGGACATAGGACAACTGATACCAACGTGTTTAAGAGGTTGTGGTAAAATGTCTGGACTTACCTGTAAGGATTGTGGTACCTACCATGATAGCTATAACGACCTAAAGCACATTGACTGGGACACTGGCGGATTTTGTCAGGGTTGTGGGTCAGATGATTTTATAGAAGAAGGGAATGACGATGAGTCAGTTTGAAACACCGAAGCAATTAGCCCACAATAAAATTCTGGCGGCAACGTCTATGCTGAGTTACCTTGTTATAGATGAACCCCAGAACTATTCCCAGATAAACAGATGGGCAAGACGTGTTGTGGAATTATCAGAAGAGATACTCACCGAAGAACTAGAGCAGGAGTTTCAAGGCTTGCTAACAGAGGGACAGGAGCTTACGCAAGATGGGTAAAATGAAACAGCTTGCAATGGACCTCGAAGAGGACTATTGGGAGAAGGCATCGTTCTGGGCGGGCTGTTGTGAATACAGAGGACAATTCCTAGAACGAATGGCACCACACCGAGACAAGATGGCACACATGACAAATGCCGAACTTGATGAACTATTGACCCAAGCATGGGATGAAAAATGGAGCGAGTACCAATGACAAATAGACCACACAAAATCAACCTCACCTGTAAGCAGAAGAAGCAACTCTTAGAGATTATCAATCGCATCAAAGACATGAACAGAACAACAGATGACAAAACCCCACTCAGTTACGAGGACGTTTGCTATCTTGATGTTGTAGAATTTAGATTGGCTGATATGTTTGATATGGGACAAGAGATGACAGCCTGCGAACATGGCAAGTACCGCAACAGATATTCTGATTATGAATACCTCACGCCAAGCGAGACAACAGCAAAACACAAGGCTGACAAATGACAAACGCTAAACAGATGACAAAGTATCGTCGTGAAATGTTAGAAGCAATGCCGTCTGTCTCTAAGTGTATCATGCCCCCGTGTGACAATACCGCCGAACTTACTCAGTGTGATGACGGCACTTGGGGATACACTCTTTACTGTGATAAATGCTGGATGGATACCTTTTCAATCGACGTAAAACTTGATAGTAAGGCAACGATAGCTGACAAGATGAGGAACAGAAAGGAAAGGATGACAAATGCCAAACGCTAAACGTGACAAATCCCCCACGCTAAACGTGACAAATCACCCACGCTATCAAACAGTAGTTAGAATTGCTTGCATCTGCTAAGTGTGGGTGCGGTAGTCGGGCTGATGTTATACAAGATGGAAAGGGTTATTTTTGTGCGGCATGTTGGGTTTCTAGATTTACAAAACACGCTTGACAATGGGGGCTGGTTTGTTTACTGGTTAAGGTACCACAAAAGAAAAGGGAACCAAGCCAATGAGAAAAGCAGATACAAACAAGCCAGCCTTTACCATGTATCCAAAAGCCCGTCGCTCTATCGCAGATATAAAGACGGGTGCTTTGAAGCATAGCAAGAATGCCAAGATAGCAGATAAGGGAAAGCTAGCCATTGTAAAGAAAGGCCAGTTCAAAGGCTATGTCATTCTTACATTAACCTTAGAAGAACGGGCAACCTGCCCCCGCTCTTGTTATCATTGGGATGATTGCTACGGAAACAATATGGCGTTCGCGCATCGTATTGAACACGGGCCAGCACTCGAAGCCAAGATAGAAGAAGAGCTAGAAGAATTATGCGCTACATATAAAGGTGTGATAGTCCGGCTTCATGTTCTGGGTGATTTTTATTCGGTGGATTACGTGAACTTCTGGGAAAAGATGCTAGGCCTATATGATAACCTCGCGGCTTGGGGATATACCGGACGCTCTAAGGATGAGCCAATCGGACAAGCCATTGCTAATGTCCGGCATGTACACAGCACC